AGCAACGGCATGGTGTCGTGGTCGTCGGCATGGAACCCTTCCGCCCGACCTGGGTCTGTCGCGCTGTACCCGACGATCCTGCTCATCGATCCGTCTGGAAATATGTAGCGGATTTCTCCAGAGGTGACTTCCCAATTTCCGCCTACGCGCGCAATGTGTTTGCGCAGGCTAGGCCACAATTGTTTCTCGACTTGTCGCCATACGCCTGCGGTTGTCGTAGCAATGCTTCCCTTAAAACAGAACGCATGCCAAATTAAAATTGACGCGATGACTGTGCTTGTCTTGCCAGATCCGTTCGCTGCTTTGAGTGCAACTCGGCAATCTTTGTCTTGCAGATCACGCAAAACCTTTCTCTGCCAATCATATAACTCAAGTCCAAGGACGTGTTTTGCAAATCCTGCTGGTGATTGGATTTCTGCTAAAATCTCCTCTGGCGTGCGTTTGGGAGGCTTAGTTGTTTTGCCCACTATAGACCTCTTTTTATTTTGTGTCGCAAATACTTGGGGGGGTTACCGATTTTAAATTTGGGGAGGGGGGACCCCCAGGGGGCGTCGTGGTATCTAGGGCCTGCGCTTTCCTAGGCGAGCGTCTTCTCATCGGAACATGGCGCCTGCGCTTTGGCGCGCTTGCCTGCTCGACCTGGACGACCTGGGCGGAAGTTTCCTGGGAGGGCTTTTCGTTTGTCGCACAATAATTCTTGTCTCGAATTGTTAGGTTGGGAAGTTCCAATTTATCTACTTGCGCATCAATCACTTGTGCAGGCTTTTCTTTTTTCGACAAGGAACCTGCTAAAATCTGCGCTAGTCCTGCGCTTAACCCATGCTCGACATTTCCCTGGACCGCGATCCTGGCGCTGGGCTGGGCGTAGGAATAAATGCGCTCCAGGCACCAAGCTTTGGCCTGCCAGGATTTTTGCCCTGCCAGCTCGACATCGCGAAGGAGGGCAAGCTCATGCTTTTTTCTGGCAGTCTCGACCCTGCGCGCAAAGTCTGTCTTCCTGGCGCACCAGGATTTGATTGTGCTAGGTGAAAGGCCAACCAGGGCGCCCGCCTTTTCCAGGGTGAATCCACTACGGCAAGCATCGATTATTTCCTGGGCAATCTGATCGTTATAAAGGGAGGGCTTTCCATTCTTCCCCTTGTCTTGAGCCAGGGATTCTTCCCCTGGGGCGTCAGCAGGCATCGATTCCATGCCCATATTCTACCATGAAAATATTTTAAAAAAACATGTTGACTACTCAACGAGGTTGCGTATGTTAAGAGGATGAGCAACACCAATACACAAACCGAAGCGAGCGCGGTCAAAGTCACTCGCACCTATGCTGAGCGCAAAAACGCGATTCTCTCGAATCCATGCACGCACAATGTCTTGAAAGATATCGTGCGTAAGCTTGACGATTCAGACATCATGGATGCATTGCACAACCTGGAGTGCGCAACAAAACTTTTCCAGCAGAGACTCGAAGAAATTAAGCAGGGGATTTATTAATATGAATAACCTACCTCAAATCATCGGACTAGTTTTTTTCGCTGGCGTCGCCTTTGGCGTCCTGGCGGGAAGGATTAAATAACATGACAACGAAGTTTTATTTTACTGCTGATGGAAGTTTCGGTCCCCTGGAAAATGATTCTATTGTGGATGTCAAAAACTTCACAAAAACAGATTGGGAAAGAATCGAACAATGTTGCGATTCCCAGCGCCAGGAGCTGGCGCAATTTATAGAAGAGAAAAGAAGGGGGGGCAAATAAATGACAAGACGAACAAAGACCTGGAGAATTGGAGCATGTTGCGCGGGCGGAGTAATTCGCGCGAAGAGTTGCGGGGACATAGTTAAATTGGAAATCCGCGACTATTACAACGACGCAATTTTAAACAACGGCGCCTTTGGAAGAATCCACGAAAGATATATTTTTGAATATCTTGCGGAGTTTACTTCTCCATATTATGCCTGGAAGGTCATTCAATGGATCAAAGAAAAAGCATGGGGGACCGCATGAACAAGGCGCCCGCAAAGATTATTGGATGGAACGACCAGGAACAAAAGTTTCATCTTACCAGGAGTAGCTCGAACGAAAAGACTGGACCGATTCCAGTCTCGACATCTCCCCAATCTACTTGCCCAGATTCTTGCCCTTTAAAAGGCGCTGGATGCTATGTCATCGGCCCGATTAAATGGCATTGGGACAAGGTAAGCAGGGGAGTCCGTGGAAGCGCCTGGGGATGCTTCCTGGATGAAATCCGCTCATTGCCAAGGGGGCAACTTTGGCGCCACAACCAGGCAGGGGATTTGCCAGGAGATAATGAGGAGATACTCCCTCAATTCCTGGCTGACCTTGTGAACGCGAACCAAGGGCGCAAGGGCTTCACCTATACCCATAAACCTGTTCTGGATTCGCAGTCTGGACCGATTGAAGAAAATAGGAAAGCGATTGCGAGCGCAAACGCGCAAGGGTTCACGATCAATTTAAGCGCGAACGGACTGAATCACGCCGACAAGCTGGCGAGCCTGGGCATTGGACCAGTCACGACCCTTTTACCATATGAGGATAAAAGGAACACGACGACTCCCAGGGGGAGGAAAGTTGTCGTTTGCCCTGCCCAGACTAGGGAGGGGACGACATGCTCAACCTGCGGACTATGTCAGCGCGCGGATCGTTCGGTCATAATTGGATTTCTTCCGCATGGTGCGCAGAAGGAAAAGGCCCTTGCGATAGCTAGGGCAAATTAAAAAACACAAACAGAAAGGAAACATGAAAACACAATACAAAAATGCGTTGGAGTGGATCAATTCACTCCCAGAAGACATACAAGAAATATGTTGGGAAAGGCTACTTGACCAACCGCAAAGAGACTTGGTCGAGCAGATTCTTGAGCTTACCAGTCCCGAAGACTGGCAGGCCCTGGTCGTCGAATCGAAGATCGATGCAAAGTTTACGACGGAGGGCAGGTCTTGTGAATAAACTTTATTTCTTTTATTTATACAATTCACAAGGGCAATTTCAGGCGCGCTTTACAACCTATAAACGCGCGCTGGCCTGGGCCATTGCAAACGGCATTGAATGGACGGCTGATATAAGAAAGGAAAGCATATGAGCCAAGCAGAGATTATATCAAAAATATATAGCGAAGTAAGAAGGGCATATGATGAAAACATAGATGCCAGGGGTGAACCAGGAAACGACATTATTTCTGGATGCCTTGGGAATGCTTTGGATCTCTTGTCATATGTCAATCTGGAGAAGTTGAAATGACCAGGAGCGAAGCGATTGAAAAGGCGCTTGGGAAGTTTCCTAAAGCGCGGAGGATTGCCGTTGAGAATGCAACCTTTGGCCAGGAAGATACAATGGCATTCAGAATGAACCTTGAAATGGATCGCGCCTTATATAATTGGAATGCGCAGACTATGGGCGCAATTCATTATGTCATGCGCAATTCACGCTCAAGAGAGGAGGTGACATCATGCAACTAGCGCAACCCTGGGTATTCGCTTGGGGCATCATTCTAGGTGCCTGCCTTGTGGGAGTTATAACCCTAATCTTTGGGGCAAAGTAAGTTTCCCCTCGTCTGCCCTTGTAGCGAAGGGCAGGAGAGGTGACGCGATAGTGGCACCTAATCAAAACACAAACGAAAGGAAGAATATGAAAAACACAAAGCAAACAAAGCAAAAAAAGAAAATCAATAAGCTTGATATTAAGAAAATCGACAAGGCATTGCGTGGGCGCCTAGAAGATAATGGCATCTCAAAGGAATGGATGAAGCGCCATCTTATCGTTATCTAATCACTATCCTTTCCAGGTTCGACCCCTGGGAGGGATTCTTATTGTCTTGACCAGGCCATAAATAAAAAGAGAATCAAAACATGAACGAAATAAGCGCAGAGATTCGAGCCTACTTTTCCGCGATGGGCAAGAAGGGCGGAAGCGTAAAGGGCGCCAGCAAGGCGCGGACCAGGGAGCAGGCACAACGCGCGGTCAATGCGCGATGGGAGCGCTATAGGGTCACCAGGCAGGCAGGAGCGCTTGGAAGCGCTGAAAGCGCTACCAGCTCTAGCGCTATAAAAATTAATTTAGAAAAGCCTTCATAAGGATAGCATAGCGAAATCCGAAAATTTGGATTTTCAATTTTCAAAATCGGTTTTCAAATTTTACTATTTTGAAAAATGTCCCATAAGGAATAGAATAGCTACTATTTACCTATAAAGCAGCAACAAGCCCTATTCCCAAGCGGACGGTCTATAATAGGCGTTTTCTTAACTACCCCGCTATCCCCTACTTGCTTCGCTTTAATCACGCGTTTAACAGGCATCCTGGAGCGATTGCGTGTGGTTTTAAAGCCTTTTTTCATATGCCTACCAATTCTTGCATGACCAGTACCTAGCAGTCATCTTGCTTGGCTTCTCTGAATCACACTTGTGCCTAGCTCTGAAGCTACGCCTGCGGTCTGGGTTACCCTTCTTGATTTTCATGTCTGGGTCTCCATACCGAATGGTCTTTGACTGACCATTCTGGCAGGCCCTAACCACGAACTTCTTATTTGCGCCTGGAGTCCTTCTTGGACTGTTACAAGGCAAGTCTTGTGTACTCATACTTCATCAACTTCCCCATCGAATATATCGCAGTCTTTTAGAGCAGCCAGGTCCTCCTGGTGCTTTGCGAAGAAAGTCGAAAGCTTGGCCATCGATAACGCTATCTCAGCCCACTCATGCTCGAAAACCTCGTATGAACAGTTGTTTTCCATGTCATCGACCAATTGCCCTAGCTGGCGAAGAACCGCATGTAGCTGGGCATTCTCGCGCTGTAGAAGGGCAATAAAGCTGTATGCCCTTTTAAGCAGATCCCTATCTCGGTGCGAAGCCACCCTTTTTCGCTTTCATCACACGATACACCCTAGGTGAGATCGTGCTTTTAGATTTAGGACGACTGGTGCCAGCCTTACGGCGAGCGTTGATATTTGCGTATAGACCTTGTTTCATTTCGCCCATTGTATCACACATCCCACCGCACCACCACGCCTTGGCAGGTATGGGCGGTGAACCACCCATGCCGTGTCATTTGTTTTCTGGTCCCGCCAGTTTGAAGTTTCACTACGGAACACCGCAGGTGAAGGGGAGGGGACGGATTAAGGAGTCCCCTTCCCCTGGTTCCTTCGTGGTTCATGGTTCTTTATATATATAGGAATGACACTAGTGTAGAAGAACCCATTTTGACACCGCGATTTGACACCTCAGAAAACCGACTGGTTGGCGGTATATAACCCATTCTCCTTCAGTATCTTGCCAGCCTGCGACATGCGTTTTACATGTCTTTTGGCGGTTGACTCCGAAACTTGGAACTTTTCCTGCACAAATCGGAACAGGTCGCACGCCGTGAACTCGCGTGAACCCATCTCTTTTAGCAGCCTTGCATCGCCTACAAGCTTCTTCTTTCCACCGCTCTGCTTCAGCTCGTCGGGGTTCAAGTTGTAGTTGACGCTGAACATAGGGTATTTCCATTGGACCACGAACGGATCGACAGGTGGGAAGTTGCGCAGGGTCATCTCGCAGGTGAACGTCTTCTCGTCCTCCTCATGCGCTGTCAATACGACCAGGCTGTCTGGATTGCGAGCGAAGACACCGCTACCGCTGAACCTATCAATGGCCTCGGCGCTGGACTTGTTGCCCTTACTGAAGTGATGGGACAGGATGACTGACAGATTGTAGCGCGTGGCGAGGTACTCGAACTCATTCATAAGGGCGCCCATATCGCCAGCGCTATTCTCATCTCGGTCGCCCATCAGCATGTAGTTTGGGTCAAGGATAATCGCCTGGTACCCGCGCCCCTCGATGTGCTTCTCGATGATCGGGCGGATCAATGTCAAGTCGGCTGCATATCCTCTGAGCGTCCACACGTCGAAGTCGTCCACCTTGCCTTGCAACTCCTTCGCTGCGATTACGTCCGCCAGTCTGGAGCGAAACGACCATTCTTGAATCTCAAAGTTAATGAACAGCACCTTGGCCTTGGTACATTTCTGCCCCCACCATGGAGTGCCAGAGTGTAACGAAAGGGCTAAGTCAATCAGACTCCAGCTCTTGAATGCTTTACTACCTCCGCCAAGCAGGAGCTTGCCCCCCTGGTGCAGTATGCCCTCGATAAGAACATCGGGTTCCTTTAGATTGTCCGTGAGTAATTCGCTGTACGTCTTAATCGGTGGCCATTGGTCCACCGACGGTTTCAGTCCTAGTGCTACTGCTGGCTCGATCATTTTCCCTCCTTGCAAAACCAAAGCAGGCTTTGCGTTTTATCATCCCTCTTTGCTCCCGCCACCCTCACAGGTTGGCTCGGTTTAAATGTCGCTGGATCGCATCCCATCGGAACCAGGAATGCTTTCAATTGCTTCTCCCATTCTGGATTAGGCATCGGGTCGAACCATCCGTGCAAACTCTTGCCTGCCGTATCGACCACAGCGTAAAGTTTCATCTTAAACAAATCGCGCATCAATTGGAAGACCGCGCCGATCTCGGCCTTCGACAACTCATCGCTCTCAACGACCAGGAACCTGCGCGTGTCCACGTTCTCATTGGCCCTGCTAATCGTGCCAGCCTTGAACGCAGATCCAGTAATGAATTGTCCGACTGGTTCGTCAAGGTTCATCCACTCGGAAGCAGCGCGGAAGTTTTGCGGATGATTACCGCTATCCTTCACCGCACCGATCCACACGATGTCGTCGGACTTGAACAGCGATACCAGCATCCTGTAATCGTTGGTCGGATTATCGTCCAGTTTAGCAGGCGACTGCTCGTACATGTCCGCTGGGTCCCACTTGTAATGTGCGAGATACCTGGCGCGATTGGATTGTGCAATTACTCCGATTCTCTGGATTATGTCACTCTCAACATCGCGTTCGATGACGAGTTTCATTGGATTAGTTCCATTGGTAGACATCGGCGCGACCAGCGGTCTGTACAGCGGATCGTTTAGGATTAGCTTGCGCAATTTGTAATTCGCATCGTTGCGCATCGCTTGGCAGCTTGTGTGCCAGCAGAAAATTGTAGGAACGGAATCCACGAATACCGTGGTATCGCGCACCCTGGTATTGCTTGTGTGGAACTGCTCGCCTGGGCAACGGCAGAGTCCGTGGTTTTCAGACTGCCACTCGACCTGCCCGACAATCGATTCAGCTTTAGTTTGTGTGGTTATCATTTCGGCATTGTCACAATAAAAATAAAAAGCGCAACAGAAATATTAAAAACAATTCCCCTTTGTTTCATGCAAGCACACAAAGCTCAGTCGCAGGCTCTCCCTGCGCACCATTCGGGGAATCCGTGACTACTGCTTGTCCTCCTCCATCGCCTTCTTTGCTTTCTCTACGATCATATCCGCCGTGATGTTTCTAAGCGCGTTGCACCAGTACTGCGTGCCTTTGGTCTTGTTGCTTGCGTCCTTGCACTTGGATTGAGGCAACGCGCCATGTGGCCTGCAAGGTGCGTGCGGACAAACCTCTGGTGCGAAGACTGGATAGGACCTTGGATAATACTTGCACCGATCCATCGGGTCATATGACCCCCATAGACTGATGCACGCAGTATCCAGGCCAGCAGCCATATGATTGACCGACGAGTCTGGTGCGACAACAAAGTCAGCGCCATGCACGATCGGAAACAATGAACGCACGCTGGATGTCGCGTTGAATAGATCAACAATGCGCGGATGATCGACGTGGAAATCAATTGATCGATCCAGCCCGATAATGACCGCATGATGCTTTGGAAACTCTTCGAGCAGCGCCTGGACTGCCAGCCTGCCAAGTTGCGGTGGGTAGGTGCGGGTAGGACCAGAAGACGAGACGTGGTAGACGAAGTAAGGATCTGGCAACGGCCAGCGTCCCATCTTCTTCAGTTCCTCGTAATCTGGTTGGACAACGTAGAGGTGCGGTCGCTTATACTTTGGATCGACAAGCTTCCTCTCTCCAACCTTTGCCGATACATCCGCCACCAAACCTTCAGCACCCATCCATGTGTAAATCCTGTCATAGTGGCATCCAGGCCCTGTGCCTAGCTCGGTTCCACCAACCTTGCCAGAGAACAGATCGTCGAGCGGGACATGAGCGTCGTATGACCCCCATGCTTCTAGCGTGGGCGGAAGCGGATAGGCATTCGCACCAAGACCAGCGAACAGAGACATGTTGCGAGCAGGACAGTAAATGTCCACGGCCCCACCAGAGTTGTCCACCAGGTATCGCACAATACCTGTGGCCATGATTGCGTCACCAATGGCTCCAGCGCGGTAGACAGCAGTCGATCCACCTTCAGCCCTTCCTGGGTAATACGGCTTGATCTTATGAGGAACAGGGACGCCATCCTTGAACGTCTCTCCAGTCAACTCATCTGGCAATATGTAGCTACAACGTGGCCACAATTTATTATCGTCCACAACGTGGACCCCTGGTGTGTTATTGGTCCATAGTTTCATTTTGTTTTCTCCTCGTAAATAAAGAACGCTGCCAGAATTGCGATGCCTATCGTAATAACAGCAATCGCCACAAGAAGTCTACCTATGGCCAATCCTGCTCCAACGATGATCCAATCCAAGAGAGCGCTCACTTGGTTTCACTTTCTATTTTATGCATGAAGATCGGAGTCTGCTCCCCCACATACGATCCTGCAATATTATAATCGAAGTGTTCCAGCGCCTCTGCGTAATCCATGCCTTGCTTCATAAGGATCTCAATGATCTCGTCGGTATCGTAAACAGCGCACAGACTCCCGCCGAACGTGCTTCCCACTCCGATGATTGCGTCATCGAATCCATCTGCGAACAGCATTGTTTCAGCAGGTTCGCCAAAGTGATCTACAATCTCTTCTCGTATGCTCATACGCTTTGCAACTGGTAGGCATGGCTTACCAGCTCCCGAATGCACTTGGCATAGGCATTGGCATCCGTCGTGTCGTAGCAGAAAATCTCTGTGCGGAATCCGCCAGCCTCTACCCATAGCTTCCATCTGGAACCATCATTGTCCCAATACTTCTTAACCTGCATTGCTATCTCGTTGTGTGTTTTCATTGTTTTCTCCTGTTATTTCCTTGCACACCAAAGCCGCTGCATCGACCAAGGCAATGATCTGGATAATGTCAATCGCATGCCCGTGGTTCGCGCGATCCCTCTCTACCGCCAGTTTTCCTCTAGCAGAGAGAAGGATATCGCACGCCCACTTGAGGCGGTCTTTTGCCTCTACTTCCATTACATTCCGGATTGCATCCGGAACTTGCGAGGTGACTTGTTGCTCTTGCCAGCAGCCGACAGCGCAATGGCAATCATCTGCTTGCGGGAACGAGGCGTTCCACCAGCACCGCGAGCCTTGCCTTTCTTCTTATTATCCATTGCCAACTCATGCATATTCTTCGATACGTCTTTGCCTAGCATATTCAGTTCTCCTTATATGTTGTAATAGGGATTCGGCACCTCTGGTGCTTTTACCCCGAAGCTTGGGTTCTCACATCTGCGACAATCGCGCAGGTCAAAATCAAGAATCTCGCCGTGGTTAAGCATGACTGTGAATATCTTGTTATGATCCATCCCATAGTCGGTAACGATGAAGGCCAATCCCTCACCCTTGGGGGTCATCATCCATAGTTCTGGATTGAGTTGGATCATCTCCATGCTGGTCCTGTAAACCATCCAACCAGCACCCACCTAGTACCCCATATCGGCGCACGGGCGCGATGCTCTAAGTAGGACGGGAACCAGCATCCGGCTCCCTGTTCTCGAATAAACTGAGCATTCTCAATATCAGCCTTAACCTGTAACCCGCCACCAAGATATTCGCTTGGGTCGGAAAGGTTGACTACCGCTGTAAGCTTTCTGTCGCTTCCGTTGAAAGTATCGAAGTGCCACCAGAACTGCTGGAGTGGAGAGTATTTGAGAATCTGCAACTGCTGCATTCCAGTAATGTCAAATCTCCAGCTATCCTGGTTGATTGATTTTGTAAGCTCGGCCATCACGCTGTAAATCCATTTATGATGCTGGCTGTTTGGAACCCAACATGAGGTGCAAGTTCTAGCAAGTGAAACCTTGTGCGTGCCATCCTTCTTCATCACGGTTGACCGCTTCATCCCGATGATCTGCGCGTCCTCACGCAGCATCATGCATTGTGCCGGAGTGAGAACGTATCGGTCAACGCTCGCACCTAGAACTTTCTGAATGTATTTATCTGCCATTGTCGATCTCCCTTTTTATCCAGCAAAACAATGCATAAACACCAAACATTAGGAATGCGAGTAAAGATGCTAGGAATGACATGTAAAGCACAACCCAACACGCGACCCATGCAAAATCTGCCATTGCATCAATCATCATTTTGTAGCCTTGAAGACTCGCCTAATTAGAGTCTTGTTGTCAATAGGAACTCCAGAGGCTCGGCACCAGAATCCGACTGCACCGATCTTAAAGTCTCGGATTAACTTCTGGATCTGGTGGACATTCTTGTATTCCTCGCAATCACCAAGAAAGAATCTCTTGCCTAGATTCCGGCGCAGGATCTTCATGCCGTCAATCACCCCTCGGCGTTGCAGCAGCCTGACATCGTCAATCGCTCGCTTGGCAACCTCTCCGGCCAATTGTTGTAGTTTCTCATCGTAATCTCCCTTGGTAAGATGGGTCGAGCGCATCAGTATCTCCTCTTGGTTTTCTTCTTATGTTGCTCAACCCACTTGGCGTACTCGTTCCAAAGGAAGGCTGCATCCTGCGCCTCTTGCTTGGTTTCAAATATGTCTGTGAGCGGTGGAAGGCCATTTGCCGGTACAGCCCCCCATAGGCGCGGACCAATCGTGTATCCGGCTGTGGTATGAATGCGCCACTTGCCACACTCGGCAACTACCTTAACCGTGGTCATCGACCAAGTTCCACAAGCTTGGCATCGTCAGACTTAATCTGCTCAATCAATTTAGGCATGTCTCCGGACTGCCCAGCGTAATGAATGCAGTACGCATCCTTGTAGCGATCCAAGCCAAAGTGCGATTCAACGCTGGTCATACAATTGTATGCAGGATCAAGTTCTTGTACCGGAACATTCCACAGGTGGACCATAATGTTCATCCATGTCTGTTCGGCAAAATGGTTTGGCAGCAGTCCGAGCGGAGGCATCGACAATACGCCAACAGCCTTGGATGAGATCACAAAGACTCCTGTATTGACGTAGAACCTAGGATCAATCTG